TGCACATCTGCCCGTTTTACTGATGATTCAAATCCTAATGGTGTTGGTAAATAAGAAATTATAGATCTTGGATACTTAATTGCATCAATACCAATTTGTGAATATTCTGTTCCACCAGTACCATCAGTATGAATAAATCCCATCATTGATTTTAATACACCTTGTAATTGTACTAATTCAACAAAACCTTGATATGGTAAATATTTATAAATCATTTTAATTAACGCACCATTATGAGGTACTCCAATATAATCTAAATCTAAATATAATGTTTGACCCGTAACAACACCGGTTCCTGACCTTAATTTAATTGTATTAGTAGTAGGATCAGAATCATCTGAATTGTAATCATTATATACACTAACATCAGAAGTTAATATACTTCTATGAGTTATATTATATTGACTTGCAATACCTGTTGCAATATATTGAGTTCCAGTTGTATAATGAACCAGAATAAATTGATTTACATGTCCACCACTAGTTTGTCTAAATACTGGAACGTATGAACCACCGCTACCATATAATAATTCAATCGAAGTTGGATCTAAAACAGATGTAATTTTTGCAAAAGAGTATCCACTTGTAGGATGAACAAAAACATTACTTACTATTGCACTTGGATGTTCTGCTGCAGGCAATGTTGTAGCTACTTCATTTCCTCCACTAGCAGCATCATAAATACCACGTATAAACCACACATGATTTCGTCTAAATGGTAAACATACTAATCTAGTAGCTGCATCATAATTATTAGCAGATATTGTTCGAGTTGTTCCATCAATAGTTGTCGTTGATGAAATTAATGGATGAATATTTATTGTTTTACTTCTATTATCAACATTATAATTTGATAAATAAAATGGAGGTGTAAAAACAGTAGAATTTCCCATATGACTAAAATCTAACTGTTTAGTATGTCTTGATGTTAATTGTATTGATTTATTCAATAAATCAACTTCTCCTGCAATATTTGGCATTCTTAAAACACCAGTATGCGGAAAATAAGCAGCAGATACAGTTGGATATGATGAAGCATTAATATAATTTAATTTTAATAATTGATCAGGCGAATATGTTAATCCATAATTTTGTGGATAAAGTACATCAAACTGTATCCACAATTCCTGATTTGTTAATGAAGCATTAATTCCTAATGTAAAAGTAGCTGCAGCTGTGTCAAGTCCTGCCCATGCTCCTTGAACTGTTACTAAACCACCACCAATTATATTTTGAAAATAAACTGCCACACTCGTTGATTGAATTACTGTACCTACCGGTGACCCATGAGGCGCTTTAACTCTAATTGTATTACCTGCAGTCCAGTTTCCAACTCCACTTACTCTATAAAAATCTTGAGAAGAATCCATATCGCCAATATTTAATCTAAATACTTTTATGCCAGAAAAATAACTAGTGTATTTATCAATATCAGCATTTGATGTATCATCACTCCATGCTGATCTAATTCTATCACAAACACTAATAACTGAATAATTAGTTATACTAGTATTACTAATAGCATCATATTGCAATAATTCTCGTTCACGAACTTTATTTTTACCCATTAATAAATCATTAACTGCAGTTTTTAAAATCTCATTAGCACTATAATCTCTACTAAGTACTAAATGTCTTAAATCAATAACATCAGTTTCATCAACTGAATTATAAAATAATCCATCAGGTCTATCTGATACTCCGCCTATAGCTATACCAGAACCAAATTGGTTCGTTTCATCATTATAAGCAATTGTATTTCTTCTAAAAATAAGTGCTATAGGTATTGCATATGTGTATCCATCAATGGTTTGTAATTGCGTTCTTGATGCAAAATCACCATTTCCTGCTCTCCATAAGCCATAATCTCCAATTGCTGCTCCCATATTAGTATACAAAAATGAACCAATTGGAGAAATAGCTGCACCTTGACCAAATGTTTGACTATCAAATATATTAGTACGTTGTTTATTTGGAACTGTAACATTTTGTTGTATTCTTATTCTATATTGAATCTGCACTCTTTTTGTTGATTCACCGGGTGTTGGTAATAAAGCAGGATCAATAATATCATCAGGTAAAATTTCAGAAACTATAGTGTTTTGTACATTTCCATCTTTATAAATTCCTGCAGATGATGGTTTATGTGTTGTTGTTCCACCACTAATAATTGTTTTCCATACTTCAAGAAAGACAAAATCATATCTTTCAGAACTTGAAGCAGCTGGAAGAATTATACTATTATGTGTATTATTAAACACGGGACTAACATTAACTTGACAACCATTAACAATTGCAACATCATCTGACATTACAAACATATTAGAATAAGACACATTTAATGGATCAAATGTAAATAAATCTACTTTGTAGAATCCACTTTGATAATTACTTTTGATATAATTTTGTAATCTATTAGACATTATATCAAAATGTAAATTCCAATCTGCATCCATTACAGGTTTTCCATGTTGCCAAATAATGGTGTCAAAAGATCTATTATCTGGCTGTAATGTTCTAGATACTGTTAAACCATAATCGGTCGTCATTTGATATCTCCGTGTTTATGTATTTGAATAGCTCTTTCTTGAGCTAATGCTTTTTCTTTAGAAGGATGTCGACCTAATAATTTTTTTCCTTTACTGTCATACAAACAAAATTTACTTGGTTTGCCTTTTTTCTTATCCTTTTGTGGACATTTCCTGATTATTGATTCTTTGACAAATTCAGATTGTATTTGCTGTAAATGTTTCATTTACCTAATAATCCTTTTAATAAATTTAATCTGTCCAAAAAATGTTTCTTTTTAGTTTGCATATTCTTTCTAACATCTTCAGCTGACACTGTTCTTGACAATTCATTAATTTCTTTTTGAGTATCATCATCAACTGAAGATTCAGGTTCTTCTTCTGGTTCTTCAACTTCCGGTTCTTCACTTAATAATTTTTTTCTTTCTTCTTCTTTTTTAGCAATTTCTTCTTCACGTCTTTTTTGTTGTTCATTTCTTTCTTTTTGAGTAATATCACTTTTAGAAATTTCTTCTTCAGTTCCAGTATCTCCAAGTATTTCTTTTATTCGTTTTCGTCTAGCTTCAATTTGTTTTTTAATATTTGAATATTCATCTTCTGGTTCTTGTTTTTCAATTTCTTCTTTTGGTATTGTAGTTGATTCTTCTTTTGGTTTTATGGATTGCAAAAGATCTTGTTTTCCTTGACTCTTTTCACTAAATTTAGTTGATTCATTACCAGAAACAAAACCTGATTGAAATCTCTTTTTCGGTTGACCCTCAGCAGCATAAAAAGCATCACCGTGACTTAATAAATCAGTAGCATCTGGTAAATCTACACTTTCAGCATCTGCATGTTGATTCAAATGTAATATGACTTTTGACCCTAAATTTGCTTGTAATTGTCTAGGTATTGCTTTTAATGCAGGTGATTGAGTTGCCAATATAATATTTATACCCGATTGTCTTGCAACAGCAAGCATGTCATCTATATAACCTTTAATTTTACTTGCATTTTTATTTACTTCTGGATTTAATAAACTTTTAACCTCATCTGCAACTAAAAATATTTGAGGTATAACTTTTCTTTCTTCAGGTGCTAATTTTTCAAATGCTACTTTTTCTTCTTCAGTTTTATCTTTTTTATCAATAAATGCATTAAATGACTGTGTATCTTTGAATGTTAATCCTGATTTTTTGCTTAATTCTTGTATTTTCTTAAATCTATTTCCACTTTCCTTGTGCAAATTCTGTAATGATTTAATTGCACTATTTTCATCTTTTGCAACAGGATCAGCTAAATATTTACTTCCGTCATATAAACCAAATTCATTACCTTTTTTTGCAACATCTAACATAACAAATTTAACATGATCAGAATCCTGCGTTGCCATTAATGAATTAACCATAGAATTAATAAATACTGATTTTCCGGAACCAGTTCCTCCTGCAACTAGCATGTGAGGATTTACTTTAAAATCATGTATGATTACTTCACCATTAGCATCTTTACCAAAAGGTACAACTAATTTTTTAGGATTACTTGACTCATTAACAAACTTGTCACTTGTTAATATATCTTTCAAATATACAGTATCACGATTTGCATCATCTTTTGGAACTTCAATATTAACCATTCCTGATTTTCTATCTTCAGATATGATTACATCTCGATCTTTCCCAACCATTGAACTAATAATATTTTTTCCATCATTACTTAATAACCATCTAGTACCTTTAACTTTTGCAACATCATCATCAAATTTTATTTTAAATGTCATAGAATTAGGTGCGTTAGTTGCCTCGGCTATATTAGAACCTTTAATGTTTGCAGCAGTAAATGATCTACGAATAGCATCAACTGAATGATCAACTTCTTCTATACTGCCCTTTGACGGTGGCGGAGGATCATTTAAAAAACTAATATCATTTTTTAATTTACCTTCATTTGCTTTAATTCTATCATTTTTTTGTTGATATTGTTCAGTTTTGTCACCTGCTTTATCTAATTCTATTTTTTTCTGATTAATAATTTGTTCTTCAACTTTGTCACTCTTGATTTCATTATTAATTGCTTTATCCGTTGGTTTATTTTTTAATTCTGTCTTTTTAGCATCAAGCTTTTCCTTTAATTTAGGCTGTTTCTGTTCTCGCTTTATTTTCTTAAGTTCTTCTCTTTGCTTCTTTAATTTTTCCTGCAATTTTGTTAATTTATCTTCTCGTTTAGTAACAGAACTTACTCCTGAAACGCCTGTGCCTTTCCACTGTTTGTACAACTCTCTAAACAATCGTTGTTGAGGAGAATTTTTATCATAACCCTTTAACGATTTTATTTTGATACGTGGCTTTTTAGCTTTTAAATCGGGATTTCTAACTTCTCTCTCTCCCATTTCTTTCAAAAAACTACCAAGATCACCTTTACTGGGCGATAAAACACGAGGCGTTTTAATAGTAGCTGCATCTTTACGAGTATATAACTCTGTCATAAACTCATTTTGTACTAAATCAAAATGTTTCAATTTATATCCTCCATTTTATATTACACACTTATAAATCATTAATCAATCCCTACAATACAATGACGGTGTTACTTTAATATTTTGACTTCCAGTTTCCCATAATGGTATTAAATGCATGTACTTTCGTTTTAATCTTCTCCATATATCTGATCGTTGTTCTAACACATTAATTATCTTATCTGGATAACATAACTTAAAAACATTTATTTTTCTTAATGATTCATCACCAATAGTTTGCTTTAATTCGATATATGTACCTAATTTCCAATATTCAAAATTATCTAATAATTTAATATCTGGAATATAAGCATGAAAATCTTTATCATTTAATTTAAATATCTCTTTTTCATATTCATAGTGTATATTATTTAATTTTAACATTCTACAAAAATTAGCTTCTATTGTACTCCTAACAAAATGACCAACATCTCTTCTAAAACCATAATAACCTCTATTTTGAAATATAAGTGCGTCTGTGTCTAACATTGTTTTAGTTGCAGTAAAAGATGATCTTTCTACAACATCTCTTGTAACTAATGGTGCATTAACAAATATTTTCTGATACATATTAATAGTAAGTTTATGTTTATCTAAATGTCTAGCAGACATTCGTTTAACACATTTCAAACAATATCTACAATAAATTTTATTGTTACTATCTTGCAATTTGCTTTTATTAAATTGATTAATTATTTCTATATAACTATTTATATCAAATTCTTCTTCCCAAATTAATCGTTTATCATCTCTATTAATTTTAATTTCGGGATATTCTAATCTAAATTGCTTAGTAGTATAATTATGTCGTTTCAAATGACTAGTTGTCATTAAACCAACCCTAGATAAAATTTCATCATTTGTTTCTTTCAAACACAATGGACAAACCACAAACTCTTTCAATTGACATTTACTATTTCGTTTTTTATTCTTTCGTCGTTCCAATGTTAATGGTCGACGTTTTTTTCCTGCTTTATAAAGACTTTCAGAAATTCTCTGTTTATGTTCTTCACTCAACACTTTTATCTTTAGACTATCCCGCATTGACTTACATCTAAATTTTCTTACATCTTCATTAGACCAACTTGCTTTTGCTGCTTTACTCATCTTTTGCCGACATTCATCATCTTTCAATTTTAATTTCATACTATTTTTAGCAAAAACAGGTGCATTATATTTATTCTTGTACTCATCTAATGTTAAATTATGCATCTTTTTAATGTGAAAATCCAATCGACGTTTTACAATGTTACATATACGACAATAAATAAATTCCTCAGTATCATAATCTCTTTTTCCTTTAGGTATTTTTCCTAACTTTTGTTGACAATCTTCACATTGAACTATTGTAACATATTTAGATTCAACCAAGACAACATTACCACAGGTCTTGCATTTTCTTTCAAACATAAAACTTTCTTCATACAAAATAAAAAACGGATTCATAATAATATTATAAACCCGTTTATGAAGAAAATTTACTAGAAATCAATATACTATTATAGTACTACTAGAATGTCAGTCGCCAAGTAATAGTGAGTGTAGCGGTGCTGGGTTTATTCCAGACGGGCATTGTATAATAGTTGATTTGAGTTCCACCATTAGCAACTGAATATCCAAAACCAGTACTAGGATTTAAACCACCACCAAAAAGACCTTGCTCAACAAGTGCGCCTACAGCTTGTGTTTCAGTAAATATTGCTTGAAAATCAACAATATTTGTTCTTGTTACCGATGGTAAAAATGTTATAGGATCAACATAATTTTTAGTTAACGATGCTCTTGCAATCTCATTAACTAATGTATGTTGCGCCGCAGTTGCAACTGGTGGATTTTGTAAATCCCAACCAGGATCACCAACACCAACTGCTAATCTCATAATTCCAGCAACAGTTGATGGATCATCTTGAATAGCCCATTGAGCCATTTGTAACGATGCATCATCAACAATAACATTATGATCTTCACGATGTTCAATCATACCATTATTGTGCTTCATCTCCATTACAATCAATCCACTTTTTATTCGAAAACGACTACCCAAATCTATAAGCATGGTTAACTCCTTTTAAAATTTGCGTTCTTCAATTCTTCCATCACTATGCTTCATAACACTAACACAAGCATCTGATTTTACTTTTGAAAATTCTTCAGTATTTGAAGGTTTTGACTTTGGTTTTTCTTTCTTTTTCTCTTGCATATTTTCTCCTAAACTACTCGCTCAATTTGATAATACAATAAATTATTAACTGTGTTTGTTACTGAATTAGCTCTATTCGTAGTAAACATTATTTTTACCAAATTAGGCTTATTTGATTCAATCATTACAGCAGATTCATCAACAATTGTCTGTATTAATTCATCTATCTCAGTTACAAGATCTGAAAATACTACTTCCTCAGGAATTTCAATATGTGTTGTAATCGTTAATGTTGTTCCATAAAAATTATCTTGAATCCCTGATGTTAAAATTGTTTCATTTCTTGATTCAATATAATTTGAATAACCTGTTTCCTCAGTTAATGGAAATTTCCGTTCAATAAATGGTTCAAATTGCCATTCTACATCTACAAAAGATTCACATATATGTGCATGTAAATCTTCAGGAATATTATAACTAATTATTGTACTAGCATTTGTAATCTGATTCATCAAATACGGTTGTGTCAAATCAAAATGATCACCTTGAACCGTATAAGTATTTAAAAGAAAATTTAACTGTCTATATATGACGTATTTATTAAATTTATAGATAATTTTTACGATCTCAACAACAGATGGATTGCTATCAAAACAAACTGTTCCTGACAATCCATCAACAGAACTAACAGATAACATATTACCTGACTGTGACGTCATCGTTTGCGTTCCAGCACCAATTGTTGTCAATGTAATCGGAAATCCACCTGATGTCGCAGATAATTGAATATGTGTTGAATCAATTCTAATTACAAAATATATTACCATTGGCACTAATGGCGCCGGTAATAATGCTGATGTTTCAAATGTTACTGTGTCATTATTAAACCAATCTTGATCAATAGTTATTTGCGAATTCAAAAGATTCACAGCTGTTGGAGTAAATTGAATAGAAACAGTAACCTGAATATCATTCGGATTATTAGTTATTGTATTTTCACTCCAACTTAAAATTGGCTTATAAAATGTTGTACAACAATGATTTGTACCATTAAACTGAAATGATACATCTTCAGTTATAATTTGAGCTTGTTTATATTTATCTGCACAATTAGTTCTTACATCATCACTACCTAAAAATTTAAAATCTATTTTTGTTATTTGATCAATAATATTCTTTGTTCTTATAGTCTCAAAAAACAAATATCTTAATAAAAAGAAAGTATGGGCAGGTTTTATCAATTTCAGCACATTAGTTGCACTTGTGTTAAAACTTTGCCAATCGGTAAATTTCTTATTATTTGCGTCAATATCAACAGCAAAAGTAAATTGTCTTGCAATATCATACAAGAAATATTCAGTAATATTTACTGATAATGAACTAACAGTATGTTCTAATCCTAAAAACATTGTCAATCCATCAGTAATACTTTCAATTGTTGATCCTTTAAAAAACATTTGCATTAATGTCAATAATGCTTGTCTATAATCAGAATTTATTGGAAATGCAGGTGATGGCGGCGTCTTCAATAAATAACCCAAATTTTGATACAATAATTCAGTAGATTCCGATGTTGATGCATTATAATACATGTCATTATTATAAGATTCTGCTCGTTCTTTTGCTCGAGCTATTTCAGAAGCTATCATTCTAAAATAACCATCAAATACTGTCGATTCAGTATCTTTATTATACGTGCTTTCTAAATTATTCAGAATATTGCTAATAATTTCAATTTGATATTTATACCATAAATCTCTTGTCGTTCTTGACGGTGTAACAATATCTCTGCAAACAAATGAATATGTTTGTGTCGGCATTACATGAGGACCATTTAATCCACTATAAAAATCTTTTGCGTCAATAGCTACATTTACTGTAGCTTTATCTTCAAATATTTCATTAGGAGTGATAGCAATCAAATATCCACGACTTCTTGGAATATAAAAGAAATTCTTATTATCGTCAAAACTTGCAAGTGATAATACTAATGAATTAACAATTGCAATATTATACAAATTTATTAAATCAATACTTGGTAAATATGCATAATTATCATTCAAAATTGTTGAACTAAAATATGGCAATGTATTAATATAGTTGTTAACTTTCTTTATAGTTGAAAATTCATCTCTTGTCAAATTCATTGTAGCAATAACAACGCCATCAACTATAATTCTCAATAAATATTCATCCAATGTTAAAAATACTTGAGTTGATGACCCAGAATAATCTATTCTTAAGGCGTCTTTTACAACCAATTGATAAGTAGTATTTGAAATCTTAACTTTTACTGTTCTTATATCAACACCAGATACATCATCATCAATAAAAAACATTACATTTGTTTCTCGAGAAACATCAACTGCTTTATCACGAGGCCAGCAACCTTTTAAATACGGCGCGCTTGAATCAATCGGTGTCAAATTGATAGTCTTAATATTTGCTAAATTTCCAGCAACATCTTTAGCATAAATAACAACACTATCAATATCATCAAAATTTGGAATATTTGCTACTGGCCCAATTTGTACCTGTAATGAGTAATACCCACCACCAGGATTAATTGGGCCAACACCAGTATAATTAAAGAATGACGAATTTTTAACAGTTGAATATTCGATGTCATCAACAAATATTTTAACTGAATTAACATCAATTCCAGAACAAGTACTATCTGTTGATGATAATGGATCATAAAGATTTATTGTTAAATATGTATATAATGTAAAATCTAAATCAGCAGGAACAACTGATGTCACTATAGGTTTTATTACATCCAAATAAAAAAAGCGCTCAACTGGTGTAGTTGCTACAATATAATTTGTCTTTATTTCAGTCGCAGAATATGATCCTTTTGTAGCTGTCAAAGTAACAGTATATACTCCGGCAGTATTATAAACATGAATAGGATGTTGTAAACTACTATGTGGCGTTGCATCACCAAAATTCCAATTCCAGCTAGTTGGACCACCAGTAGTCAAATCTAGAAAACTGACAGCTAAATTAATATTACCTATAGTCGGAGAACCACTGAAATCTACAACAATCGGTACTGTCACTATAATATAATTTGGTTTAACATTAATAGAAGAGCTAATACCTCTTGAAGCAGTTAAAGTAACAGTATAAATGCCAGGAACATTATAAATGTGACTTGGATTTTGTAAACCACTATGAGGCGATGCATCACCAAAATCCCAATCCCAACTAGTAGGATTTCCCAATGTTGAATCAATAAAATTTACAGTTAAAGGAGCATTACCAGAAGTAGTAGAACTAGAAAAATCAGTTATAATATTAACAGTAATATAATCTGTTTTTACTGCAGTAGAAGTATGTAAACCATCTGAAGCTATCAAAGTAACAGTATATATTCCGGCAGTGTCATAAATATGAATCGGATTTTGATCACCACTATGAAGTGATCCATCACCAAAATCCCAATCCCAAATTGTTGCTCCGCCTGTCGTTAAGTCAGTGAAATTTACTGTTAAATTGGCATCACCAGAAGTAACAGAAGCAGAAAAATCTGCTACTATAACAACTAAATCTTCATAAGCACCTATACTTGGAGGATTTAATCTAGTTGTTTTAAGCACATCATCAACCGGACTATCAGTAAAATGATGACCTGTATGTCTGGCTGGACTGCCATCTTGTAATGCATAAGGTTCTGCACCAGAACCTATAAAAAGAGGATCACCCTGTATTTCAGTAATATCTGGCGAAAATGGAACTGAATGATCTGTATAAGTATAAGCATCATAGCCATTATATTTCAAAACAATATTATAAGAATGTTGAAAATCAGCTATAATATGACCAAATAAAAGCGTATTATCAATTGTTATTCCCCCATATGTTGTAACTTCATTCTCAGTGACTATATTATTTCGAATATATACTTTATTAACTGCTTTATTTCCACGAATAGCAAAATTTATGTCGGTAGTTCTAATAAATGTATTATTTTCTATTATTATATGATCGACATCACCTGCAGCATCAGTATCTATAAGAACATCACCATAACCAACACCATCACAATAAAAAATATTATTTGTGATTATACAATCATTTCCATAATTACCATGAATGAATAAATCACATACTTGTGATGGAGTACCTACAAAACCAATCTTACAATACTTCATGTCTTTACAATCTATAATGATAAGACCACCTGAAGTATCATCATTTGTCCAAATATGTAAATCTCTAAGTTCTCCAATATTTTCAAACCAATTATCTACACCCAAATAAATCTCATCAGTATGAAAATCAGTACCATGCATTGTACAGGCGCCCATTCCATATACAAAACTAGAAGTCACTGATTCAGTAATAACTCCTCTAACTTCAACAACATCAGTTGGACTCAAAGTTACACTATGGGCATCCAATCCTACAAAAAGATCATTAAAAGTGAGTGCGGCTTTAACTTCAGTATCAAATGGCCAAGTATTTGATCCGGTTGCTTTTACATAATAAACAGCCATGTATTACTCCATACTATAATTTTTATACTAACCAACTTTTATAGATTCAACATTACCAGCAACATCAACAGAAAAATATTTTATATGATAAATTCCGCTCAATGGTACAGTTATTGTAAAAGTTTCAGTATACGGTGAAAGTAATGTTGGATCTGGTACTGGAATAGATGATAATCTTATTTCATAATATGTCCGTTTTGCACCAGATACATTGTCAATAGCTGTAAATGTAATCACTGGATTATTTGTCCATTGACCTGAAATATTATCAATTGTAGTCGGCGGATTTACATCTAATTTAAAAACATAACTTTTAATTTGTTCAGTATTTCCAACATTGTCAACACTAAAAAAGTATAAAGTATGAATGCCTTCAGATGGTATTAAAAATACGCCAGTATATACCATAAAGAAAATACTATTGTCCCATTTATAATAAATAGCATTTACACCTGAATGCGCATCAACAGCTGTTAAGCTTATATTTGGATTTGTAACATACCAATTTTCTAAACCGTTAGGTGGACTTACAACAACACTTGTAATTGGCGCAATATTATCAATTTGAACAATATCTGTAGCGGTTTGAACTAATTCAATATTTCCTGCATAATCTTGTGCGAAATATTTAATTGTATATTGACCTGAAATATCAAGTATTATTGATGCATCAAATATATCAACGGGTGTAGGACTTGTAACAACTACATCAGGCACTAAACCGTGTATATTGTAAGTTATGCTCTTAATTCCAGAATTGTTCGGTGTATTAAAATCTGTAGCTGACAATGTAACTATAGCAGATGATACCCAACCAGTATGACCTGGAGCGGGATTCCAGCCAATTATTGATGATGTGTCATCTGTTGTTACGGGAATAAAAGTATCTAATTTTATGATATTATTGAATCCGACCAACTGTGTGATAGTAGATTCAATTGTAAGATTATTATTTTTATCAATTATTGCTACAAAAGCAGTATGTTGACCCTCAAAATTATATGTATATGATACGCCATTGAAGAATAAATGCGGACTTAATTGATTGTAAAAATCATCAACATAACTAACAGTAGATGTTGAATGTGGTATAATATCAATTTGTTTTGATAACGGTGTCACATTATCCTGAGAAGTCGTAAAAATATAATCAATTTCAAAAGTATCATTGCCTAAAAGAGCAACATTTGTTGCAGCAAAAAATCTACTAGGATTTATATCCAAAGTAATAGAAGAATATATTCCACCATGAATAGTGTTAACAATACTTGAAACTGAAATCATTTGTTCTATAAATGGATCAACTCTAAAGGCTTCAAATGTAACTATATATGCGCCACTTATAGAAATAGTTTCTAAATAAACAACTGTTGATGATGATGTTACAAAAAATGTATCACCTTGAACAATTGATGATCCTTTAGCAGCTGCGAGTGCTCCATCACCTGTATCAGTACCATCACCTGAAAAAAATCTATTTGCATTGTTTAAGGATCCACTGCCGTCAGTCGTTAAATCAATGAAGATATTATTTACAGCATCATTATATGTTAATGCTAACTTTAATTCAGTAGATGACACATAAATTGCATAATATGCTGTCATTGTAGTTAACGGTGTCGGTAATAAATCTGGAAATATAGGAGCTATAATTTCAACAACATCACCTGTTTCATAAGTATTTACTGGAACAGTTAATATATCTGTTGCTGCACTTGCAACAAATGATGTTTGTGGAAAATATGAAATTAATAAATTTTCAGTTGTCGTTAATTGGGTTAAATTTGCATATAATGATGGAATGACAGATTTATTGATACTAACAACAAAAGAACTTTCTTTAAAAACATAATGTAATTGATCTTCAAATGTTACCTTTATTTCGGGTGATGTCCCGTTAATATACCAACCATCACTATTTGGAGATAACGGATTATTTGTATGTAAACTATCAACAATGTCTGTTATAATTACTGGTCTTTGATTTATAATAGCAATTTTTGCAGGATATGTTTCAAATGGTTCAACATTACCTGCAATATCAGTCGATCTATATTGTAAATTGTAAAATCCACTATCTGCAAGAATGACAATTAAACCAGAGCCTGATCGTGTAGTGAAATTAATATCATCTGCTGAATATGTAACTATATAATCTGTGGACGTTATTCTAGAATATGTGTAATTAACCAATATATTATCACTTACGCCAAAAGGTTCTAATATATAAATTTTGTTGTCATTAAAATAGTCAACTGTTAAATATTGACTTGTAGTATCATTAAATACTGTAACAATACTGTCTATAATGCCACTAACAGTTAATATATTATTGACAACATCTCTATCTATCGGTAATTCAGTAACAGTAACAGATAAATCATCAGTAGGTAACAAATATAATCTGAAATCTGTTATAATATTTCCTGAACCTAATGATGCTAATTCAATAGCATTATTTGCAATTGCATTAGCATATGAATATGCAAGCTTTATTGCAATTGGAGACAATTTAATAATGTAATAAGTTTGATTTCGTACTAATGGTTCTGGTAATGATAGACCTGTCAGTTTTACTGCATCTCCAGTAGCATATTTATAATTAGGTTCTGATAAATCTAAAGTGTCATCTATTATTATTGATACAGTAAATAATGTTGGTGCATGACTATTAAAAATTGTTGCTTCTGGCGTTACTCTAACTAAATCGCCATTACCACTAGATGTTAAATCAATCGGTGTAGGAACAATTGCAATTGCATCAGCATAAGTTGCTGCAAGTTGTAATTGTGTTGCAGACAATCTAATTGCATAATAATTTGTTGATTCAGTTAATGGTGCTGGTAATGAAGATCCTATAACATTTACAACATATCCCGTTTGATAAATATTAGAGCTAACAGTTAATATATCAGTTAATGAGTCAGCTGTAAATGCTATATGAGTATAATTTAAATTTAAAGTTGCCAAATAAGCATCTAATTCAGTCCATGTTCTAAAATATTGTAAAGTTTGTCTTAATGACGGCGTCATCAATGATGTAATTTCATATTGTCTCGTAACATCATTATAATCAACTACAGGAGCTAATGTGCAAAGAATATCATATCTAGAAGGTACGATAAATCCTGCATCTTGTATATGATCGCCAATGGGTCCATAATTATTTTGCCACTTTTCATCAGTTTCTTCATCAGTATCTTGAATTCTATCAATATCGGTAAAATCGTTAATATAATTTGTAGATACACTATTTATTGATGTTATAGGTGGCGCGATATCAAAATTTAATATTATTTCATGTGGTGATTCAATATTTCCAGCAATATCTGATGAAAAATAAACGAATGTTATTGTTCTAGATGCTAATACAAATGGTAATTGTATGGGTCCCGTATAATAGCGGATCGTGGGATCCTTATCCATTTGATAAATAATTTTGTCAACGCCTGAAATATTATCTGTCGCAGTTAATGTTATTTGCTGTTGTTGTGTATAATAATTATTAATTGATCCAGGAAAGATACTTATACTGGTTTCAGGATTTGTTGAATCAAGATAATAAATCTTTTGTGTTATTGCAGTTTCTGTATCAGTAACAGCTTTAGCACTTACCAACCAAATATTATCACTTGGTAATGTAAATAGATTTGTATAGGTCTGATATAAATAAGTTTCTGTAAATGTATATTCTGGTTGAAGATCAAAATCAAGACCAAACACAGTTAAAGTAGCATCAAATTTTCCAGGATTAACAAATTTTATTTCTGATGTTGCAACTCCAGTTGCTGCAGCCGGTGATGTAACAGTAATATATCCAGTTCCAGCTAAACCATCAACACCAGTTTGCGTTGCTATAACTGTACCAATAGCATTGTTGATGCCATCAATAATGTCTTGAATCGATGTATTTCTAGAGTCGACACCTCTAATGTCAATTGTTAATGGTTGACCTGATTGATCAATTTCAAGAGAAATTAATGACCCATTAAATAAATCAATTGGACTTGTTATTTGAACTGTACTAGTATAGGTTGCTGTCGTTGGTTTGCTGTTTGGAGCAATTTTATATTGTAATGTGTTTATTAAGTTAGGTTTGTTTGTAACAACACCAATATCAGGCGATGATCTATACCAACCGTGTTTTCCGTTTATTGGAAAACTTTCAGTTAATATTACTTGTAGAGTTGTTTCACCAAGCTCAATTCTAAATGGATCAGATTGTTTTACACTTTCAATATTTCCAGCATCATCTACTGAAAAGAATTTTACAACATATAATCCAGAATCTTTAATTTCAAAAGATGATCCCGATTTAGAATTAATTGTAGGAGTTGTTCCATCAATTGTATAATATGTTGTTGTATTATCTGATGCACTATCTGTTGTTAAAAAAGTTATTGTAACTGGTTCATGAGAAACAGTTAATGGGATTAAAATTTCAGTTGATGGAACAATATTATCATATTTGAACACTTGCGTTAAAGCATCTTCTTTATTTCCTGCTATATCTACAGAATAAGCTTGTAAATAATGAACACCAATATTTGGTATTGTTATAAACAATGATGTATATTCTTGAAATGGTTGACCATCCCAAGAATAAAATATTTGTTTTAACCCAGATACATTATCAGTAGCAGATAATGAAATAATCGGAGATGTTAAATACCAATTATTTGACCCATCAGGTACAATATTAGTATTTACAGTTGTAATAGGCGAATGACTGTCAATTTTTACATATTCTGTTTGTACATCATTTATCTCGCTAGTAGAATGGCTTATTGAATAATATCTTATTCTTAATCCGGTTATTGTTATATCACCAGTGCCTGCAAAAGTAAAATCAATAAAATTATTAGCTACTGCATTGGCAAAAGTTGTCGCAAGTCTTATAGTTGTTGAAGATAATCTAATAACATAATATTGTGTACCTGAAACTAATGGTACTGGAATAGATGGTCCTGAAACAGTAACAATATCTCCAGTAAAATAATTATTGTCGTTGCTTATTGTTATTATACTAGTTATTAACCGTCCTATACCTGTTGAAGCAATATCAACAAAATTAATATCTCTAGCATTTTCCTGAGATATCGACAATCTTATTTGCGTGTCAGATAATCTAATGATATAATAATTAGTTGTTTCTGACAATACTGAAGGTAACGAGTCATCAAATAAAACAGTACTTAAAGTATCAACTGTAAAGGCATCATCTGCATTAAGTGACGCAGCCTTTGCAGTCGTTAATTCTCCACTAGTAACATCTGACCCGTCAGCAGTATTAAATATATCTGATATACTTAAATTTTCGCCAATAATAAGATCTGCCAATGTGGCATAATTTGACGGAATAACTGGTTTTCCTGCTCCAGATACAGTAGTAATAGAATAACTACGGACAGTACCAGATCCATTATTTGTTAAATGAATTGCAATATTCGCTTTTGCATCATCAAATGTTAAAGCAAGTTTTAAAGAACTTTCAGAAATTCGAATCGCATAATAATTTGTTGATGTATTTAATGGTGATGGTAAAGAATTTCCAGAAACTGTTATGATATCACCAGTAGTATAAATGTCTAATGACAAATTCAAATATAATATATCATCACCTAAATCAGAAATGAAATTAATCGGCATATCACGAATAAATAAAATTTCACTCGCTGTTGCTGCACCACCAGTTGTTAAATCTATAGGTATATTAGCCAATGCATCAGTATACGATGCTGCTAGTTTTATTGAAGTATTACTAATATGAATTACAAAATAATATATATTTTCTTGTAACGGTGTGGGTAATGATCCACCAGTTAAAGTTACGATATCTCCAGTATTATAAGAATTATTGCCAATCAAAAGATCTGTTATACTATCACACACAAAAACATTCGCAGGAATATCAACATTCAATATACTTGTTTCTAACTGTCCTCCAACACCTGTGCTAATCAATGTAATAAAATTGTTTAAAATAGCATCATCATATGTTAAAGCTAATTGTATTGTTGTCGGAGATGTAATGATTACATAATAATTTGTTCCTACAACTAATGGATCTGGCAACGCAAATCCCGAAACATTTACAATATCACCAACAGTATAAATACTAGAATCAAAAACATTTAATTCGCTTGTTAGTATATTAGCAATAAAAGATACTGGACCATTTACTGTGAAATTAAATGCATTACTCGACCAAAAACCTTTAGCAACTATGGGATAAGTTTCGTCTTGTAATATAAATGGACTGATATATTGTAATCTTGTAATCGAAGTTTTAGGATCAGTACCATCTAAAGTATAATATGTATCACTTGGTTCATTTACTGTAAAATAAACTGCAAAAAAACTATTACACCACTGTGTTGAAATATTGCTAACAGTTATTGGAATTCCCATAGTATCCCTTAGATAATATTGATGATTAATGATTTAAGATTCAAATAATCTAAATCTGATACAATGATGTCATTCGCACCAGATTCTCCATGTACATTATATGCGACAGTCACATTAAAATTTGTCACGCTTGAACTAATCTGACTGACAATTGTATGATTCCCTGTACCTTGATTTATAAAAGGTATTGCAATTCCGGACTGAGCATTAGCTAGTGAACTTGCAATTCTAATATAAATATTGTTAAGAAATATCACATAATAATCTGTTAATGGTAGTAAAGGATCAGGTAATGATCCTGTTGAAATAAATTGAACCTTTGTTCCTGTTTCCCATACTTGACTTACAAGAATAGTGTTATTTACTATATTTATATCAGTTGCGGCAACAACTTCCTGTTGATAATTAACAGATAAATAGATAGATCCATCACTACTAATATATGCTTGATTTGCAAAAGTTTTGACATCATCTGGTGTCGCAACTAATGTAAGATCAACATTATCTTTTGTCACTCTCCAAAATTTTGAAATATCACTGCTACTACCCAATGTCTTATATCTTAATATACCAGCTAATGTTTTATAAACAATAGCATTTCCAACTTGATAAATAAACCAATTAATACTGTTTGGTATTACCTCGTTTGCAATATGAACACCATCAGATATTTTCATTGTTGTCATAGGCAAACTAACATAATCAACATCTGCACTATCATCAATTACAGCAACGACATCACTTTGACTAATTCTATCACCCATTTTCTTTTGATCAAATATTGTAAACAATTTAGTTGAAAGTTGATCTTTAACTACTGGAGTATTTGCACCAGTAGCTAATTTTACATTAAATTCTAAGTCAACATCAATTTGATTTGCAGCTTTAACCAAAACATCTGCAGTAACGTGTCTTGAAACATTTATTTTATCTTGTATAGTTTTAATTAATGAATTCACAGTATAAGTTGCAGTCATTTGTTCACCATATTTATAACTTACGATAACTGTTTGACCCGTTGATATTGAAGATGTATTTGATCTTGCAATTTGAACATAATTAAATGGTGTTTCTGCAGACAATATCAAATAATCATTATTTAATTCATATGTTATTGTTTGTGTTAAATCAGTAACTACAATTGTATGCTCATCAATTCCTTTTTTATTTAACGACTTGTAATCAAGTCCGGCAAGCACAACATTCTCACTAAAATCATATAATTGTCCTTCAGGCATTCCTGTACTAGGATTATATAGTAGTGTCACACTTCGTTGTGATCTTACTGAATTTCCTTCAATTAAAATATCGTCAACCTTATTAAATGTGTATCCTGAACCTTCCTGTAAAACTGTCCCATTAGCTGTAACAATAGAAACAATAGTATCAACTGGTTGATTTGAAAAAATAATCGGCGGCGATTTACGATAACGATATGTCATTCTAACAATATCTGTTGACAATAATCCAATAGTACTATTAATAGCATTATGAGTATTAATATTAATAGTTTTTCCATCAGCTTCTATTAATATCGCTTCAACAACATTGTCATGACTTAATAATGCTGTTATTTCTCCACCAGAAGCACTTGCAATAACAACTTCATTTAATACTGTTGTAACATATTTATAATCTGCAGTCAACATGTCACCAACAGCAATAAATGTATTATAAAATCTTTGTGTCGTCAATGCACTATTTATTGTTACAATGCCCGTACTATAATCTATTGTATAATCTAAATCTTTTACTAATGTCACTTTTGTATCAGGAGTAATTACTAATGATCCAAAACCAGCATCAACAAAACCAATTGCCACACCTGCTAATGCATTTTCTATTGTTGTGGCTAATTTCAACTGTCTTGTTCCAGTTTCTGTTAATCTACTACAAATCACATAATAGCCTATATCAGCTACTAATGGAGCAGGTAATATTCCTGAAGGACTTGAAACTAAGACTTTATCACCAGTTCTGAAAATATGACGTTCACCTGTTGTTATTGTTATAACTGATACTGGAAAACCAACTGTTGATATTGTCCACGGATTAAATGATCCTGATCCAGCAGTAGACGTCACATTCACGACTAAAATTCCTGTCATCACATCATATGATGTTACAGCTCCTTGCATTTTATGTGTATCATCATATTTAAGTTCAATGACTTCATCAACACTAAACATCAAATTCAAATCATTTGTAATTACAGTTTGTAATCCTGTACTTATTGAAACTATCGTATTTGATGTTGTTAAATTTCCAACTACAAAATTATTTGTTCTCGATCCATAAATTATCTCAGAAAATAATGCTACTGGATTATTAATAGTTTGAATAGTTTGGGGATCAAGAACTATTACTGTTTCATTTGTAATTGCAACTTTATAATCATAATCTGCAACTATTTGATCACCAAACGATAATGGTGTATCAAATGTCATTTCTCCCGTTATTAAATCCATTGAATATTGATCTTTAGGTAAAATAACAGCATTTCTTTTAATTGTAAAATTGCCTGTCAAATCATATAATTTACTTTTTGTTATATTCTCAATCATTTGTATTAAATAAACAGGATCATCAATTGAAACATCTGGATTTATAACTTGAATTCTCCACTGTACTGGTAAACTAGCAACAACAACCACTACTGTTTCATCAATCACACCATTATATACAAAACCAAAAGTATCAGTATAACTTATTTCTGAAAATCCTTTAAAATAAATATCAACTTTTCCATAAGCATGCTGCTTTCTTACAATATCATAATCTCTTTGCATTAATGGATGACCTGCATCAACTACTAAAACATCTTGAACGTATTGAACACCAATAGTTGTTCTTAAATATCCGTCAAGAGTTCCAATATCTAAACCAGTAAAAGCCAACATTGCTCTAAAAGCTAAATTACTATTACTTTCACTATCAGATCCTTCTTGCGTCGGCCTTATATTTGTTACCTGAAATTGTGTAAATGTAGAGTTTGTAATTGTGCCAGCATCAACATTTGTTATAGAGCCTGTTTGAACAGATTGTACTGGAGCAGTTACTTCATATCGTTGTGTAGCTTCATTAAAATATTGATCAATTGAAGATATCAACATTTTAGCTTCAGCCAATGTTTGAAAATTTATGGCAGGCACTGTTGATGTTGCTGTCGTTGACACAATAGTATTTAACGGTACAGTTATTGTTGCTGTTGGTTTTATTATAGTATAAAAAACAACTTCACCTATAGATCCAGTTGCAGGCTCTCTAAATGTTTGACTATTTGCTGCAAGTTTGTCAAAAGAAAAATCAATCAAACTTTGTACATCTGCATCTACAGTTAAATGTAATGCTGCCTTTAACTGTTGTTTATATACAGAATTTGATACACTGATTGATGATCCAGTATTATTAGGATCATCAATATTTAACAACGTTAGAAAAGATTGTGACCTCAAAAGAAAATCAATATAAATGTATAAATCACCATAATTAGCAGCATGTGGATCAATATGAATGTCTCTAGTCATTGTACCAGGTTTAACATCAAGATCAGGATATCTATCAAGCATTCGACCAATCATTGTTTGAGCTACATCACTTGTAGATCTAACAGGAAAATCAACAATACTTGATGTTATTATTATTGGTACATCGCTTATTTCAATAGAAAATAAACTTTCTTCATTACCATTATTAACAGCAGTAATTACATAATATTGTCGTCTATTATCAACAAGCCCGCTATGAGTATAAGCATAAATTGATATATTTTGAAAGTCTTCAACTGTTGTTGTAGTTTTTACACCACCTATTACTTGTACTGTAGTTGTAGAATCAATCACTTTTTGAACAACACTATTCACAACTGTAATTAATTCATTATTTAATTTAGCATATCCACTAACACCACCACCAGAAGTAGTGGCATTATAAATATTATAACCTTTAATATCAGTTTCAGGATTGGCATCCCATTTTATGATGACTGCATTTCCTGATGATTCTGTAAATAGACCGGTAGGCTGTGAAGGTCTAGACATGAAATGTCCTTTCAACTATTTTATTTCTAATTTTTCTTGTTATAATCAATGTCTTAATAATTTTAGATAATTTTTTTCCTTTTTTTGATTCACCAATTTTTCTTTTTGTTTCTTCAGATAATTTTTTTCCTTTTCTTGACTCACTAATTTTTTTCCTAGCTTCTTCAGACATTTTTTTACCTTTTTTTGATTCACTAATTTTTCTTCTAGTTTCATCAGAACATGGTCTATTATAAAAATTAGGATTGTTTTTTCTTGTTTCATTCATTTTTCTTTTCACTTCATCTGAAAGATGTTTACCAAATAAATAATGATTTTCACCTTTATTTGATTCACTTATTTTCTTTCTAGTCTTTTTTGAATGATGCTTGCCAAACATTGGATGATTTTTACCTGACTTTATTTCACTTAATTTCTTTTTATGCTCTTCAGTAAATTTCCTACCCTTTGATGCTATACTTAATTTTTTTCTAGTTTCTTCTGATATTATTTTACCCTTACCACCTTCATTTAAGTTATAACCTTTTTGTGGATTCATAGTATTATGCATTTTTATAAAATACTGTTCAGCTTTATCTAAAGTAGAGTTGTCTAAAGTATTACATTTTATACTCCACTCAAATTTATCAAACCCATACTTTCTAAGAGCTCTATGAAAATAAAGATCATCATTTTTCATAGCATCTTTAAAATGTTGAATCCTTCGTTTTTCTAAAGTTCTAGTAGTCTGACCAAAATAAAGTTTTCCGTTTATTTTATTTTTAACTTGATAAATTATAGACATTAATTTCCTTGAAAGAGCGGCTTGTTAAACATTAGTGATGTGTCCAACTGAATAGCTGTCGCAGCTTGAGATACAACAGTAGCATCTATATCATAAAAATCTGGATCAATATCACTCTGTTCAACAATAATATTACTAAGAAAACTAAAAAATTCTTCATCATCAACTTGTTGATACTGTGTCTGTTGTGTTTGTAAATCTTTCATCTTCTCACCAGCATCAATAATCTCACCTTTAAATTTCGGTATATAATATTCCGATGGCTTAGCTGTACCAATATAAGATATTAATGATGTTCCATACCATGGATGTGCTGTATTTGTTCCTTTTATTGCTGTTACAAGTTTCAATAAATCTTGCAACATTTTTTGCTCTTTAACCACTGTAATTACATCATGTAACTTATCATAATCATAATCATTAACTTGACCAGTTCTTCTACATTTTCTGCATTTTAATATTGTGACTTGATAATCTAATGATATTATATCTGTCGGCACATTTTCATCTCTATAATTATATGAAATTGTCACAGTATCAGTTATTTTTGGTACAAATCCTAAATTAATTTCACCTGTTATTGCATCCATATTAACTGGAGTAATACGTTGTCCATTAACTAATACAGCTACTTGAGTTATCATTGTTGCATTTGGATCTGTTCTTATTTTTGCTTTTGGTGGAATTATAGGTTTATGTTGTGTATAAAAATAATTTTCAATACCAGTAAATTGATTTGACACATCTTCATCCTGAATCAAAAATTGATTTGTTTGTTTTTGTTGATCAAAAATAATCTTACTTACACCAAATGTGTTATCAAATGTTAATTGCCACCCATCCTTAAATAATGGATAATAAAATATTGCAACAGTTTGATTCGTTGGAATAACCTCTTTAATTGTTATTCTACCTGTTGTTGCGTCAACATTCTTAACATGCGCCCTATATATATAAGATACAGTCACAATTGCACCAGCAACCGGCGCATTTTTTAATATTATTTTACCAAATATAGGTTCAATAGAATCAATATCTACAATAACAGAATTAACTTTGACTGTAATATCATTTTTTGTTAGTTGTGTTGCATATATGTCATATTTTGACATTAAAGGTCTATGTTGTGTCACTAAAAGTGTATCTATACCTGTAAACTGAGCTGAAGCATCTTCATCAGTAATAGTTACTTGTACAATTACATCATAAGGTCTTGATGCCAATATTTTTCTATTTGAACCATCATAAATTGGTATTTTAGATGCTACATAAATAGTATTTGATCCTGTAATTTGTGATGTTACATCTTCTGTAAATAAAAGTTCTGTTGTGTTATTTCTATTTAAAGGCACACCATCAACTCTAACAATCATACTATCAGGATTTGCAACAATAGAACTAATTGTCACTGTTTTGAAATCAGTATCTTCAACACAGTATTCATCCTCAGATACTTTATGATCACAATATCGTAAAAGTTTTGTATCAAATGACATTAGGTCACAATCCCTTCTGTCTTTAAATACCTATGTTTATTGTCAAACAATGAATTAATTGTTTCGATATTAGTTCTAAAATCTGACTTAGTAATCCGTAACAAATGAATTCTTTCTTGCAATTGTTCTATTTTATCAAGAATTTTTCTATTTCGATGTTCAATATTATCTCTTACTTTAATATTTGAATAAAAAGGTTCTTTTATTCTCTGTACTAAAATAGCAGAATCAATGTCATCAACTTGTGTAGGTACTACTCTAAAAAAAGATTTTTCAAAAGTTTTAAACTTAACATTCATACGATTGGAATAATCTGATAAATCAGATAATGTTTTCTGTAACTGGCCTATCTCAAAAATCATATGATTAATTTGTGCATCTACACTATCAAGTTGACTTTGCAGATACGTACGTAAAGATTCAAGTTCTTGTTTTGAAAATATTCCCAAAAAATCAAATGCCATGAATGTCTCTTTTCATAATTGTAAGATATTATGATTTTATAAAACGATTATCGATATTGAGAGGATATAAAGACATTCTCCCTTAATAGGTCGATGAATGTCTTTGAGGGATAAAAGAAGCAAGAATTATAAATTTTTAATCGTACATCTCACCTTCTCGATGTTGTGCTAAAGATTTAAGATCACTAATAAAATAACTGTCAACTTTTGAAATTTCAGGACCCCAGTCACCAGATCTTAGTACTGCTTTTTTATGTTCTTTTGTTGGAATAACCATAAGAGTCATACCGTCAGGATCTACACCACCATGTGGTCCCTCACCAACAGAAAATAATTGTTTGGGATATTTCTTCTTCAACTTAATAATTCTATTTACCATTCTTTTAGGACTAGTATGTGACATATCAAAATCAAAAGTTTTTAAACCTTTTACTAATTTTTGATCAGCATCTTCTAATTCTTTATTTTCTTTTGTTAAAATACTAACAACAGTATTTTTACTATATTTCTTATATGAAAGTATAATTTCATTTCCATCTTTATTCCATGTTCTGACGCCAATATGGTAATCAGTTTTAGGTAATTTCTTACTTTTTCCATAATGTTCATTAAATTGTTTAAATAATTCTTTATATTTTCTTTTAGATTTATCTGGAAACGATTCACGTATTGCATAATCTCCATCACCTTCAGGCTCATTTTGCAATAATGATTTAATAGATTCAGAATGTTCTTGCGTGTCTTCTCCAGAAACTTCACGTTTTGGTCTCGCAGTTAACCGTCTTTTACTTTTCCTATGTCTTTTTAAATAAGCCCTTTGTTCATCTAAAGACAAATCATCCCATTTTCTTGCTTCTTTAACAAATTCTGATTGAATTATAGCCAAATGTTTCATTATTACTCCTTGAATGTTTCTTAAACTATAACTGACTTATCAATTGATTAAAAAAACAAATTCAAAAAGCCTTGAATCTTATCTACATTCGGTCCACCAATCAATAATACCAATCCAGCAGTATAACCATTTTGACCTGAATCAGGACCTCCAATTGCAGATTTAACCTGAGCTTTTATTCTTTCAACACCACCAGTTTTAACATCAATTCTAAGAATATAAAAACCTGCATTCGGAGAAAAAATAGTCTTTATAGTATCAATAATTTTTTCAATTTGATCTATAAAATCTGCCAATGTATTAATCTTAACAGTCAACAAATCTATAAATTGTGTTACAGATTCAGATCCTTTTTGAATTGCATCAAGTTCTGAATTAACCCAAGCTTCTAATGATTTAATAAAATCCTCAACGGGTTTAAATAAACTTTGTGCAGTCATATTCATCCAATTTGGGTATGTACCAGTAACACCTTCTTCTATTGATGTATAACCGGCACAAGAACCTGATGAATTACCTATCGTTGGCAAACAATAATTTGGATCATTTCTATATTGCTTATTATAATATTGTACTTCACCACCTATTGTTCCATCCTGACATAAAACAGTATCAAAAAATAATCTATTTGGCACACATTTAGTACCTAACTTTGTATAACCGACATTTAAGCATGCGTTTCCACTATCATAAACACATCGTTTATTTACATATTGTTCACAAATTTGTTTATTGACACCATTAGCACACAAAATTTCATCAAAATTTATATTTTGTTTTCTACAAGCTGGTGAATAAGCCTTTATAGTATATTCTACGTATATATCATCACCATTTTGATAACCAATACTTGAAATATCACTAATTGTTAATATAGTTTTATTATTCTGTCTAGCTATTAACAAATCCCAACCATAAGTTAACTTTGTATCATTTAGTACTGTTATAAATCGATCATATCCAGGAGCATTTGTATCAATTTTGCTCGTTTCCACATCAATGAATCTATCATAGTTAAAATTTAGATCATTACTTTTCATTCTACGTATAGTTTCACTCAAATTTCTAATTGAGATATATCTCATGTCAATCATATCATCAATTGTAAAAGTAAATGTATTTACTTGTTGAAATCCTGCATTAATTTGTATTTTTGTACTAACAGAAAAATTACTAGATTGCTTCGCAATACCACTTCTATTAATAGATTTTACAATTACATTACTAAGTTTTTTGATCACAGTTGTTTGTGACTTATCAATATTACAAGCAAAATTTGCACATCTTTCAAAAATAACAGAATCTATCGATGGTTTTGCAAATAATTTTGATGAACCTACAACTTCATTTGATAATACACTACCACTACTCGATCCCATTGTAGTTCTAATAGTATAATAATAATTTGTACCATTTTCAACACTTAAATCTTGATACTCATATCCTAACGGCATTGCAGGTTGAACATCTTTGCTCCAACCAACAGCAAAATTGCTAAATCTAAGTTTATATTCAGATGCTTTCACACTACCTATCGGTTTTAACTTTTGTTTTGTTTGAGAATCAATAACATCACCTCTATTAGATATTATTGTCTTATTATCTGTATCATAATAATCTTGTTGAGCAATTATAGCATTTGATTGTAGTTGAGTCCTGTAAATATCAAATCCAGAAACTAAATCAATTAAATTTTGTTTATGAAATATTCCAGATATACTAAATGTTATAAATTCCGGCAATTCCCATCGTACTATAACTTTTGAACTTCCAGAAACAGCTGTAACATTTTTTGGTTCTTGAACCTGTGGTTGCCAATCTATTGACGTAAATATTTTCTGTAATGATTTTATTCCATTTATCACGTCAACAAGGTTTCCAGAATCAATAGCAATAATATATGCACCTACATCCGCTGATTCAGAAAATTGTGGTCGTTTACTATCAAAAATATCATCAAAAGAATCAGTAACTCTTTTCTTAAAAGCTTCAGATCCACCTCCAACACTTGCCAAAAATTTTGCAAATCCAGGTTCAGCTTCTACAGTCGGATCATTATAATTTATATTTGGAAATACAGGCAATAAATAAACACCAGATGCAGCTAAATCATTAACATATTGTTCAATAGCTTTTGATAATGCAGTCAATATTGCTTTTAATGCACTTCCAGTATCAACCAATAATACTTTAACAACACTTAACACACTATTAATTAATTTTAATATTGTCTTCATTGGATCTATTACATTTTTAATAGCATCTGCTGTTGATATAATAGACTTCGGTAACATTGACTGTAAATCAAATGATTCCCATGCACCTTCAGGAACAACTCCAAGACCTTTTAACACAACATCTACTTGAGGTCGATCTATATCACTACTATTTATTCGAATTTTTCCTAAAAGATCACCTGATGTACTTGGTGCAAATATTATTGAATAAAACGCTGAACCGCCAGGAGCTATAGTTGTCGGTATAAATCCTGCAACACTATACGAAGATGAAGCACTATCTATAACACTAATATTAGTAACACTCAATGTATCATTACCAATATTATTAATCGTCACAGTTCTTTGACTTGAAGTTTTAACATTAGTATCTGCAAATAATATTTTATCTTCAACTTCAATAATTGGTTTATGAACACCAGTACCAGTGATAGTAATAATAATTTGACTATTTATAGGATCATCACATGTAATTCTTAATTTAGCTGTATATGACACTGTATCTAATGGTTTGAATATTACATCAAAATTATAGAAATTATTTGCTAAAACAATAGCTGATATTGGAGAAATTACAAAAACATCTGATATTAATTGTATTGAAACAATCAAATCAACACTATTAATGTTTTGTATTGACAATATATGCTTACTTTCAATATTAGTAGGTTGATTTCCAAAATTTATATCTGATGTATCAACTAAAATTTGAGGATATATACCTTGACCAGTGACATGAATTGATAAATCATTTAGTGAATTACTTTGTACAACAATATCTTGATCCACCAATGCATCATCAGTAGGTTGAAAAAATATGCCTAAAGTATAAATATTTCCAGGATTAATACTAAAAGGATAACTCTCATTTACAGAAAATGGCAAACTAAAATTTATGTTTGAAACTGTAATTACAACATTTCCTGTGTTCTTAAGTTCAACTTTTTGCTCAATTTTTTGACCAACTTTTGTTTCAAATTTTGATGGTATACTATTTAAAAATAATGATATTATTGGTTCAATTCCTGCGCCAGAACAAACTATTGGATCAATCAATATATTTGCAGTAAAAGTTAATTGAGCAGCTATAAGTTGCTCAACTGTAGTAGGAGTAAAAGTTACAGCAACAACGATAGATTCACCGCTAACAACTTCAAAACTTGTTTGACTAATAGTTATATCAGGATTTAGCAATGCTTGAATGTTTGTTATATTTAAAATCGAACCATTTGTAGCAATATTAGACACAGTCATTGATAAAGTTAACAATTCACCAATAACAACATCTCCAAAATTAAGAATTCCTGGATCAATAGATACAATGGGTTCTAATATTACAGCTATTGCATCGATAATAACATCGGGACCAGCATTATTTGAAATAGTTATTGTAGCAGATTGATCAGTATTTGCAGTATATACAAATGTAATTTGCACCCAGTCATAAGCAGCAATAGTAAAAGGTACAGCATTAGTATTAAAATCTACACTTGAAATATTTATATTAGTGATATCAACGGGATTATTACTAGTATTATATAGCGACAATATTTTTGATGCCGAATATCCTTTAGATACTGGGTCAAAATCAATTACAGTTAATGATGGTGTTACACTCATATTTTTGACTTCAATTCTTTTATTTTGTTATTAAATATTTCATCATCAATTTGAATCACACCTAATTTTTTTAAATTCTCTAACTTATGTATCAATTGTTCTTGTTCATGTACTAAAGCTTCTTTTAAAGACTTTAATAATGGTTCTAAAATATTATCTTGAAGGCCTAATGATGTTTTCTTTTCCCAAGTAGCCATATTTATCCTTTTGTCAATTCAGCAATTTTCTTTTTAAGTTCAACTATTTCCAATTTAGCTTTCTCTAATTCCGTTTTTTCATTTATACATATTGGCAATAATGCATCAGATTGTTCTATTGATAAAGACTCTGGCAACAAATTTTCATCTATCAGGAATGGATCAATTTCAACTTCTTCATTCATTGCAGCTTGCACATCCATGACTGAATATTCTTTTATTAAAGTTTCTAATTCTTTACCAAAATTATCCATGTCTTGTAGCACATAATTATTATCCATTATAGTCGGCATGTTTTTTTCATTTTTTATTGAATATTTTTGACATAATATTCGTCGTTTCTTTTCAAATTCAACTAAAGGTCTTTCAATATCAATTATAACAGTCATCTCTTCATGAAATCTTACTTTATTTTTAGAAATAGCTATAGCAAATTTTGTATTAACTTTTTCTTTACTAAAACTATTTATTATTACATGTAATTTTTTCAAACTATTTCGACTAATTTTAATCATATTCATCTCCTTAAATCATTGATTTTAATTCATTAATTTTAGAATTATTATTTGAAATCATGTTTGTCGCTGTTACAATGTTCTGTTGTTTTTCACCAACTTTATAATAAGACCCAGTTTTCTTATTCAAACGTTTTATCACTTGCTGCCATCTATTATCATAATATGATCCTGGATTATAAAAATACAAATAATTTTCAATATTAATTAGTCTAGTAATAACCCAGGGTATCCTACCATTAGGAGAATTATTAATTGCTGCTATTCTATTACCAATGAGATTAAATCTTGCAATTCTATCACTATCCGTCATTCCCGACATACAATGTACTAAACTACTATAATTATTATTTTCACTTGTAATAGCAGTTATTAAATCAGGATTTGGATTACCACTATTAATCGGATCATACATACTATTTGAAAGTTCTTGACCCAATACTAATAACTCATTTCCTGCAACAGACAATTCTGAACTTGCAATAGTATGCCAACTACTAAAACTAAATGATGGTAATACATACCAACTATTAAAAGTGCCTGATCCAGTTATAGATGTTATATTAACAATTAATGTTCCAGGACCTGGATTGTATGATATTACAGTACCTATCATTGTATGAGTATTATCATAATAAATTGTAATCGACTGTCCAAATGACAATGATAAAGTAGAATTAACATGTAACGTCTGACTACCAGTTGAAATTAACAGTGATGTATTACTTGTAGATAATAATAATAATGTATGTTCAGATTGTAAATATCCTAATTCAGGATAAACTAAAAAATTATAAAAAACATTCCAATAATCATATGACCCTGAACCTACAGTTGATGTTATGTTAACAACTAAACTTCCATTTAAAGGATTATAAGATGTCACTGTGCCAATCATTTCATTTGAACTAGTATTTGCTAGAACAATATACTGTCCTGGATTTATTATTAATCCTAAATCAACTGTTATTAAAGTTTTTGTTCCTAAACCTATTGTCAATGGTGTTCCTGATAAAGTAAATGAACATTCTTTAAGACTATTGACAGTATAATACGGTGGCTGATAATTAAATACTTGTTTTTGTACAAATTGCGGAATTTCTGACATACTAAAAAAATCAGCACCAGAAAAAGTTACAGAATAATTTGCTGTAAAAGTTCCCGGTCCTACTAAATCAACTTCTGAAAAACCTAAATATCTTGCCATGCTAAAGGCTTTATTTGATCCTGAACCAAATAAAAATGAACCTGCTGTAAGGGTTATAATAAATTTTGATAATGATTGTTTATATTGAACAGTACAAATTGGTATAGTATCCTGAATTAATGTTGCTAATTCTGATTCAGAATAATTACCATAAGCGAATGCATAAGGTCCTATAGGTATATCAATAATATTATTACCACCATCAATTTTTAATTTTCCACCATATAATCTTGGTTGCCCTAAACTAGCAGTATCGTATTCATTTGTCGTTTGTAAAACCAAACCTGTATTTAAAACATCTGTTGATATGATCATCGGATTTTGTATTGAAAGTAATGAATAACATGAATGCCAATAATCAGTTGTTAAATCTGAACAACTAAATCCATTACTATTTAGAAAATCATACAAAGCTTTTATTGTATCATATGATGTCTCATTATTTCTTACTTCTGTTGGTGTTACCATTCCAATAAAAGGACTTAAATCTCTAAGAGGATCTTCTGCAGCTAAAAATTGTATTGACGACGTCGGACCAAAAGTCGGAGAATACACTGTAAATTTATTATTTGTAGTATAATAATCACATTCAACATCAGGTACAGACTCCCGAATTTTACTTTGAATCAATACTGCTAATGCAGAACCATTATTTGCCTGTGCGGGCTTCAATAAACTATCAGTAAAATCCCATCGCCAATCAGAACTGAAATCATCTAAAGCATACCCTAAATTATTGTTAAATTCTGGTTTTCTAATATCACCATAAGTAAATTCTAATCTATATACATTACCATCAATATTTACTTTCAATTTATTATTAGCATATCTACCGATAATTTGTTTTTGATTGTCAAATCCCATTAAACTTGATAATTCAATTGTTGAAACTATCCAATACCTATAAACTTGTGATGGAGGACCTGAAGAAACAATGCTTGTAGCATTTATTGCTATTTCTCCATTTATAGGATTATATGAAATAATATTGCCTCTCATAAAATTCAAATTGTCATAAATAATATCAACCATTTCACCAACAAATAAAGTTGTCAAATTCTTTTCAACATTAAATATTCGTAATCCAATATTTATTGTAAGTGCAGAATCAGAAATTGTCAATATTTTTCTATTTATTATCCAATTACTATACATTCCAGAACCAATCACAGTTGTAATATTAACAATTAATTTGCCTGTGACTGGATCATATGATACAACACTACCGACCATTCTATTATTTTCGTCATTAAATAATTCAACAATCGAATTTACAGGAAATATTAATTTAGTATCTACAGTTAAAGTCTGTTGTTCTGCTACTAATGCCAAAGTATCAAAAGATTGTATTGTCTTATTTACAATAACTTGTGCTGTCGATGTCGGACCAACATTACTTGATGCAATTGTAAAAGTTTTTGCTGAACTATTATAAATACATTTTGCATCTGCAAAACCAGCAGCACCTAATGCTAATGTAATTTGTCCGGCTAAAGCATCAGCTGCAATATCTGATTTACCACTTAAAGCATTTAAAATATCTTCAGTATAAACTTGAACATCAGTATCAATACCGCCATCAAAATTAACAGTTATGAAATTATTACTATTATAAATTGTATAACTTAATGGTACATTTCTATATGTTGTTGTTGACCCATGTCTATCTCTAGTCCACAATTCAAAATTGGGACTAGTTATATTACCTGAAACATTATAAGCTCGAGAAGAAATAATAGGAACATTTATTGGCGGAGTAGTTGCTATAAATCTACTATCATTTATAGTGATTCTAACATCAAACGTTGTACTAATAAAAGATGCTCTTGCTGATCCTTGATATATCCAATGTATTGTTCTTATAACATTACTATTATTGAATGCTAGTACTCTTACTAAAATTCTATCAGTTACAAGCAAAGAAATATCTGAAGAAATAATATAATTAACAATTTCATTTTGTGCAGACAAAGATGACACAGCAGTAATAGCTGATGTAGAATCTGTAATAAATAATGAAGTTATTATTCCATTAACATCTATTTTACAAACTTCAAATTTTACAGTTACTATTCCAATACTTATTGAATCAACCCAAAACCAACCATTAAAAGTCCAAGTTCCAGCACGTATAACATTATTGTTAGTAAATGTTCGTCCAGGAAAATCTATAGCAGTTATATAATTTTCAATTACATCACCACTATTGTCAATATTGATGATTTCAAATGATCTATCTTGTTCTACACCAAATGCTATTCCTTCAGTAAATTGTTTATTGTTAATAACAAAAGTAACAAATGATTTTCCTGTATCTTCATATGTTAATATAGTACATGCGCTTAAAATTAATTCCAAATCATTGACAACTATCACTGTATAAATACCATCATTTAATGATGAATTTGTTACTTTAAGTCTACATTGTGATATCCAACCATCTTGAATAAAACTACCTGATCTTCTAGTTATTATATTTGGATGTATAAATTTTACTTTGTTTACATTTGCCTCGGACATTACTGTTTGATCAAGTATTAGATATAAATCATTAACATTTGTTATTGTATAAATACCATCATTTAATTCAGACCCTTCTATTTTAAGTCTTTGTTGCGATAACCAACCATCTTGAATAAAACTGCCTGATCCTCTAGTGATTACATTCGGATAAACAAATGTTACATCAAATACCTGAATAAAAGGTGCAAAAATTATATGATCTATTGTCGTCGTTGGAAAATTAATAATATTACTATCATTAGTATTAAAAAATAATCTACAAATTGAAGTTATTGAAAAAGCAGGTTGTTGAACTGGATTAATAATTGTTTTTCCATCAAGTATTCTTCTTTCTTCTTCCAATTCAAATACTTGTGCATGAGTTTCATCAACATATTTTTTACTAGAAATATCGACTAACATTAAATTATTAACTGTTTTAATATCTGATGAAATACTGTCCTGTAATTGTTTATTTTGACTAATCAAATCATCGATTTGTTTTTGAATTAGTCCTTTATCCCTGTCACTTAAAGTCGGCATCTCATCTCCTTTAAAATATTTTACCTGTATCAGTCCCAACGCTCGGGATTGGAGGAAATGCTGGCGGTACTGGTCCAACTGCAACACCAGTTATTGTCGTGTTTACAATTGCAGTTTGAAAAGCAGCCGCAACTCCATATCCTATTCCATTTGCTAATTGAAAATTTTTTGTTCCTACTAAACCTACAGCAACCATTTGAGCTAATATAATTGATGCCATCATCGGTCCTATTATACCAACAATTATTCCTGTACCAGTTCCAATACCTACTATAGTTGATACACCTTGAACTATAGCTGTTGTCATGTGAGAAGCCACTGCATTTCCAATTGCCATTGACATTGGTTGCATTTTACTGCCTATCAACCCTTGTGCAGTACATTGCAAAAAAATCAAATTTCCAACAGTTGATCCTATAATTATTCCACCAGATAATGTACCAATTGATGCACCTGTTCCCAATCCCAATCCAGTTGACACCCCATTATATATTGCAGTTGACAATACATTAGTTACAATTCCATTTCCAATAGCCATTGACAATTGTGGCACCATTGTTCCTGTAAATCCTATAGAAGCAAGTTGTGCCTGGATTTGAGCTCCAAGCAATGATCCATTAATTGGCATGATTAATTACATTTCTGTTTTTATGTCGTAATTTAGTATAAAAACCTTCTTGTTTTATCTGTACATTATTTTCATATAATATTTTTTTCACTCTTTTTTTAAGAACATTATATTTATAACATATTTGTCTAATCGACGTATTATTCTGATAATCTATCAGAATATTTTTTTTAATATCATCAGTAATAATTGTCAAATTATGATCTTTATTAACTTTATC